GGAAGTCGATCCGCTCGCACGCTGTCACCTGTGGGCTCTGCAAGCGTACATACCATTGCCCGGCAACACTCGCCAGTACATCCCGGCGCGAGCGGCCCACCTGCAGCGCTTGGTCCATGTTCCGTTCAATGCTTGCCAGTGGTAGATCAAGGCGGGTAGCGATCGTGGCAAAGTCCAGCTGGTCCAGGCGGTTGAGCAGAAACACCTGCTGCACGCGCCGTGGCAGCCGTTTCAGGGCATGTAGAAGGGCATCGTCGGCATTGTGTTCGGCGGCAGCGGTTGGGTGTTCAAGGGGCAGCAGCAGACGGGTCATGGACAGCTCCTTGCTCTATAAAGGGGAGGGGTGGGGGCATCTTCCCTGATGCGTGATCAGCGTAGGCGAAACGAGATTGATTCTCAAGTGCTGATTCCGCAAAGTTTTGTAATGAGCGTTCACGCCCTGAAACACCTTTGCTATCATGCGCGCCATCACGATCTTCATTAGCCTGAAGAGCCAAAAAAAAGACCCGGCAAAAAGCCGGGTCAAAAACCGTGATTAGCCTGATGAGGAGATAATCTGAGAGCGACCTAAGCTCCAGGTTATCCAGCAGATCTCGCGATCAGCTGAGTGCAATAATAATCGTTATCATTTGCCAGTCAAATGAATTTTCGCTAATTCGGTAAAAAAGTTTTACCGATGTGTAGGCGCGCGCCGGATTTGGCACCGCCGAGCGCGCTCTTTGGCACCGAGCAGCCCCGGCAACCTTGGCGCGCTCTTTGGCACCAGACTTCAGGAAGTGCGCTGCCACATGTAAACGACCAGGTAGGGCTGGAGGTTGTTATGGGCCGCCCCACTCCCGACCTTGCCTGTATCGGGTGTCTCTGAGCCAATCGTAGTACGCGTGACGTCATCACCAGACGCATACACAGGCCCTGTAGTGCCAGATGGCGCCACGCTGCCCTGGGGCATGGCGTGGGCATGCTCAGGCATCTCGCTCACTGTCAGGACGTGGTTGTACTCGCCCCCTGTGGCGCCTCCGGTGAACGCCTTGGCTTCACCCCGCGCATCCGTTCCACTACCCGCACCGATCAGCACGCGGCCTGGCCCAGCCGCCTGCCAGACGCCAAAGCCAAGCAGGGTCGCGGGGTTTGTCGAGCTAGACGCGTTGATGTAGATGCTGCCCACAGGGTAAGCCCCGGCCAGCGCTGCCTGTACAAACTCAGTGCTGGCGGCCTGCTTGGTCTTAGTACCTGCTGGCGCTGTCGGCACCAGGGGCGCGCCCTTAAAGTCAGGCGAAAGTAGCGGCGCCTTGAGATCGAGCAGGTTCTGCATCGCTTCGGCGAGGTCAAGCAACAGCTGGTCTGTCTCAGGCTTGGTGTAGTAGTTCAGGACAAGTTTGCGCACCGCCTGAAGCAACTGTGTGTTGTCGCCGGCATCCAGAGCAGGCAGGTAGGCCAGTACCAGGTTGCAAAGCTCTTCCTGCAAGAGGTTCAGGTACTCAGCCTTAACTGGGGTGGGTGGTACACCCCCAGCATTCGAGCCGTAGCGGAACTGCCCAGTGGGCGTGCAAAGGTCAGTAAAGGCCGAGATCCTTTCCATTCAGATGCCCACCGCCGCGAACAGGACCTTGGACGATGCATATTGGTCTTGCATCTCGCTTTCGGTCAGCACCTTGTCCCACTGCGCAACCTGATACAGTTCAGGGTACAAGCCAATGATCGCAGTTGCTCCGACATAATAGTTACCCGCCATCAGTGTCGGGCAGCGGCCGCTCGGGTTTAAGTTGCTACCAACTGCAAGCCCCAGCTCTTCCGCAGTCTTCACCACAACTGAACCAGTCGTCATGTTTCTGTAAGTGAACTTGGTGCCATCGAAAGACACGAAGAAACAGCTCTTTTGGCCCAAAGGGGCCGGGGCTCCGATGTTAGAAGCCTGTGTGCCGTGGACACGCGCACCAAGGGTTGTATCCGCTGAATACTGTTGGAGGACCGGAGGGACAGCACCAGAAGTCACTCCATTACCCATATCCGCGAGGTTGCAAATGGTGGCATTGTTGACTGGCTGGCCAGCATCGAACGGTAATCCAGAGTAACCACCTACCACCATCATGGTGAAGCGCACGGTCCCACCGATAGGCAATACTCGGTTCGGGACCTTGAAGTCCAAGGACCCATTGCGGACGATAATACCCAGCCCGTTGGCAGTATCCTGGAGGACCGTCTGGTCCGCGACCAGAGGCGTGCTATTCAGCTTGTTCCGATATGGGACAGCAACATACCCTTTGCCAGAAAGATCGCTGAGCCGGTTCGTCCGAGGACGAAAATCGAACGCACCCAACAAGCTCTCGGGCGCCACGAAGCCCTTTACCAATGGCAAACCACGGCCAGACCAATCAACTCCTGCCACACTAATAATCAGTCCCATTTTTGAATCTCCTCGAAAAGTACTTTGCCAATCTGGATTTGACCGTCAGTGCATGAAAGCCGGAAAGTGAGAGTGCTGCCGGTAATGTACGGGAGAGCCTCATAATCGAACCTCACTGGACGATATTGCAAAGGAGCAAAGTCGTAAAACTCTGCGCCTCCAGCTGTCGGATATGAAACACCGGTCCAAACTTCGCACTTAAGAGTGCGCAAGTCATTGGTGTCTTGAGTGATGGTGGGGCTGTTAGGAAACGCCTCACGATCTACCACTTGGCTTGGGTCAAGCCCGGGGTACACATCAGGGCGCAGGTATGCCTTGGGAAAGTACCGTGCCCATACGGTAATTCGGTACTTACGAACATACCCTTCGTGCGCAGGGATCGACACCGACTGGGTGATCGTGTCCGTGGCGGTAACCACGGTGACACCATCTATAGGCGCGGCAACCCCCGGCTTGCGCGGCGCGTTGTACAAATCAATGGGAACGACAATAGCTGGACTCCCACTTACAACCCAACCCGCCTGTTGAGCAGTAGTTCCGCAAAGAGGCTGAGCGAGCAGGTTAGGGCCAATAGGCTGCGACAATCGACGACGAGCCAAAGGCCTAACGTTCTTTTGTCCCTTGTAGCGGACTTTGAGCGAGGTAAGGCTGAATGCGCCGTTCAGCATCACAACTACCGTATTTCCGACCATGGACGTGGCCAAATCCGACTGCGCCAAAGTGATCTTTGACGAGTAGAGGCCTAGATTGCGCCAAGCACCGCGAGGTTTGTCCCATTTAGAAAGATAGGTGCTATCGGTTGGCGAAGCCCCCTGATTCTTACCAGGCATGCTTGCGGGAATGTCCAGCAGGTTACGAACGAAAACTTGAGCGTCGCCTGTTACACCCAGGGTAAGCTCAACTGCTTCAAGACTATTAGCCCCACCTGGCAGGGTGATTTCCAACAAACCATAGTCTGTGAATGCAACCGGATTGCCAGCTGCGAGTTTCTGGTATTCATCATCGTTTCTAAACCAGGTGTACGACTCGCTGTTGTAGGCCAGCTTACCCAACTCATCGTATTTTGCTTCAGGATTCAACGAATAATGGAATACTGTCAGTTCTTTCCACTTCTTCGCACGGTCGAGACGATCTTTGTAGAGTAGGTCGGCGGCGCCGGCTGGGGTGAAGCCATTGCGCTTGCGATAAATCTTGATGGCTTGTTCTGGCTTCGGCATTCGGTCGATGAAGTCCAACATCGGGAGCCAGAAAACCCCACCAGTTCGCGTACCCGGATGCAGCACTCCTGGGCCCTGCATGAAAGGGCCAATCTGCAAGTTTCCGATCTCGCGGTTTATGGTCGAACAGTCGATAAAGGAACAGCCCGTTTCTTCCGCGATTCTCGCCAGAAGGGCAAAGTCTGCCGATACCGTATGAAACTGGCTGGTAATAACTGGTTCAGCGCCAAAGGCCCGCACCGTATCGACCATGCGGCGCAGGTTTTCAGCGTAATAGGATAGGTCTGCATCTCGAAACTGAGCGTCGTTGTTCCAAGAGGTGATGAACGCATATTTGGCTTTCATCGCCCGGAATGTTGAGCCAACAGTGGCGATGTCATTGACTGCCCGATACTGCATATCGAGCAAGTCATTTCCGCTCACACCAAAACTTTGATGGCGGAACGGAGACAATGCCGACAGCTGGCTCACATAAGACTTGTCACGTACCGGGTAATGGGAGGCTGTGAAGCTGTCACCAATGTGGACAATTACCTCGTCCTTGCCGAGGGTAAGCTCTTGCCAACTGGTGTCAGTCACTCCCTGTCCGGTCTCACTTTGATCACCAAGCCCAACAATGACTTTGCCATCATGGCCAATGCCGAAGGCGACATTACCGTTCTTGTCGCAAAAGGCGAGGCTGTAAATATCCGACTCGCCTGTAGACCCCATACTTTCTACAACCAAATCGGGTGCCAATACCTTCGCTTCATGCGTCACCGCGAGAGCCGCATGGCCGCGATCATCGGCGATGGAAAAGACAGTGTAAGGGTCGGGATCTTGCTCGATGTTCTGCGTCTTTTGCGCGACCTTTTCCAACGCCTTCGCCGAACCCATGCGAGCGTATTCAACCGCCGTGCCATTCACATTCTCATAAATGATCATGGCCTCGTCTGCACCAGGCACAGGAACACTGAAGAACCCGCCCGGATTTGTACCGGCGATGCCTGCTGCGGTGTCCTTGTAACTCATTGAACCCGACAGCTGGGATGCCACCTCAATCAGCGCTGCAGTGATTTTTTCCTGCCCGAGTACGGCTTGTTTGGCCAGCGTGGGAACTGGGCCATTTTCGGTCTGCACATCAACCGTGGCCGCACCATTGACGTATTCATGTTGTTGCGCGGCAGCGGTATTGGCTCGAACCGAGGACTCAGACAGCGAAGCTGCATAAGCCTCAAGTGTCTCGATGGTAGTTTGCTCAGCCATTTAGATTTCTCAGCCTGGAAGGAATAACGTAGTTAATTGAGGTGAATAGCTTGTCGACAGCATCAGTGACACCGCCGACTACTTCTTTGCCGTACCCGAAAATCACATCCGTGTTTGCCGGCCTGCGCTCTTCCAAGCGCGACTCCATACGCGGACTGGTGAAGCTCTTGAGCGGTGCATTCACTCGCCAAGTGAACGGCCAATCACCCGAGTAGATCGGATCGCCCGCATTCAACAGACCAACAACGGGCACTCGAAATGTGTCGATGTCTACCTTTACGCCGAGTAGCGATGCCAGACGTATGAAGTACGGAATTGATTGGCCACCCAGATCGCCCATGGCAGCCAATACCGCTTGCACACGCTCTTCTTGCGATGCACCAGGTGGCGGGAGGATCTGATAAACACGCTCCCAGTCAGCGATGTACTGCCCCGCTGACTCTGGGAAAACCGCGCACTCGACCTCTTCCAACTGGATCAGCGCCTGCTGAAGAGTGTTGGCTTCAGCTTGCAGCTGGCTCAGCAGCACCTTGCCTTGAGGGTCGTAAGACACAGGCGGGAGGAGCGATTGCAACTGCTCAACGATGCTGGCGCTCAAGGCTGACCCTCCAGCTCCTGGAGTTGAACGGAGCCGAAACGAGCCCACCGAACAATCGCAGGATCTGCCGAGGTGACCACGTTCCCAGTGGGGGCCAGTATCTTCAGGTCAACAATCCCGCCTAGCGCGCTGATCGCGGAGGACACACGGATCAGATACAGCGTTTCGAGAGGGGCGACCTGCTCGATGACCTTTTTGCAGGCGTCTTCAACCGGATCCTGGAGCGACTCAATCGTGTAATTGGCCGCTGGCTTAACCTTCGCGAGGATGTGAACCTCTACGATCTGAGGCGTGAACACCCAAACATCCGCTCCGGCCGGCGCCACGCTTTCGATGAAGGCCTGGCAGTCCTGGATAACCGCGTCGGAAGAAGCACCGCCTGCCGATGTGATGACAACATCAATCGAGTTGCCACCGCGCCGCTTGGGCAGGATCAGCACAGTGGAGACACCATTGACCGACAGCGCCCAGCGGCGATAGTCGGGAATTGATCCACCGCTTGGGGGATAGCGCAGCACATCTAGATAACGGGCCAGCAGGCTCTCATGCGCCTCATCATCGGTGCCACCAACAGTCGCCGTCAGGGTGCACGCACTGTCGACGTTGAGCGGTGGGCTGATGAAGGTGCACGCCCCCTCAAGTCCGTTAAGCGCTGCCCCGGTCTCTTCAGAGGTCACCAGCACCGTTGCCACCCCGGATGCCGGAATGACTGCGCTCGTCACCGTCGCAAAGATCTGGCCGGAGGCGATATGCCGCACCCGCAGTCCGACGATTACCGGAGCGTTGGCCGCGCCAGTGACCTCCAGCGTGTTGCCGGCCGGCGTTGCCGACTTTGGCACTACATCGCGAGTGGCCGCATGTCGCTTCAGCTCTTCAAAGTCGGCGCTATCCGGAAAGATCTGGCGGGCTGTCCAGGAGGCCTGCTGGTGGATACCTTCGGCGATGGCCGCCACGGAACTGGCGCGGACGTGGTTGTCACTGTCAGACGTGATATCCGCGTCAGGGAGCTGCGAGCGAATATCACGCAAGGCCCGAGAGCGGATGGCGTCGAATGGGGGGGCTTCGTAGGGCATCAGATCACGCTCACCAGGTGCTCAAAAGTCTGACGGCCGGCCGGGGCATAGACCTCGATCAGGAGCCTCAGCCAGCCGTTGTGAGGTTGCTCAGCGGTGACCTCCACCGAATTCGCACGGCCGTCGTCAATCAGCCCCTGAAGGGCTTGCTGGGCGTACTGGATGGCGAGCGTGCCGACACGCGACTTGTCCTTCTCCCGCTTGAGTTCATGCAGACGGGAGCCCAACTCCGGGTCGGCCCAGTAGCTACCGAGGGGGGTCATCAGGCGGAGATAAACGGCGTTGGCCAGCGTCGCAATGCGCTGGCCAGTCAAGTCGCCGGTGGTGGGGTTTATGCTTGCGTCCATAGCGAGGCAGGTTGCCTCGCGCACGCGGACTTAGGTATTTCTGGCCCATGACAGCTGCTTACATGGACCAGAAATAGAGGGCGGGTTACTGCTGCTGGGTTGGAGTCGGGCTGTTGCCGTGCTGGTGGCCGTTGTAGATCACGCGGTCGGCCTGCATGCTGCGGACCCGGTCAATGACATCCCCCTGCGACTGGATGTTGCCTTCGCCCTGGTACTCACCAGAGGCCTCAATCAGGGGCGTCTCAAACCTGACCTTGTTGCTGGCCTTGACCAGGAGCGTTTCGGTCTCGACCTCGATCACCCGGCCGCGCTTGAGGTGGACGTGGTCGCCTTCGTCGGTGTAAAGCGCTACCTCCCCATCCTTGATCTTCAGTCGATAACGGGCATCCTCGGTAGCAATCACCACCACATGCTTGCTGTTGCCGCCGATCGGCAGTGCGATGAACTCGGCCCCGGCCAAGGGCGCCGACGTATAGCCGTAGTGCTGAGCCAGCTCGCCCACGACCGTCTCACCAGCCAGGCCCTGCATCTGAACCCCGATGCTTGGGCCGTGCGTGTTTCGCGTGCCGATGGCCCGGAATGCCTGCCGGACACCCCGCATGGCACGCTCTACCTGCTCGCGGACGAGCCCTGGAATTGATCCCATTACAGACTCCTGACCATCTGGATGAACGAAGCGTCGGCATCCGTCTTCGACTTCTT